AACAGTGCGCGGTCCTTCTCGTTCACGACGACGAGGTTCCCGGCCGCGACTTGCCCGCGCATCCACGGGTCGGTCGGGTCCACAAGCACCTGCCTGCCGGGGCTGATCCCTGGGTAGAGATGCACTCTTCCTTCCACGAGCACCTTACGAGCCATTCGTTCTCCTGTCGAGTTCGTCTTGAATGATCTGCGGTAGGGCCGCTCTAGCCGCGTCTTCGTCGGCGGCGTAGAAGTCGATGCTCATGTCTAGAGCTGCCACCAGGTCGGCTGACCAGAGCGGTGTTTTCCCCCAACGTGTGCCACAGTTCGTGATCGGGGCGGACGCTGCAAGTTCCTGCGCCTGCGGGGACGGGTCGCTCATGCCACAACCATCCTTCCGTTGATGGGAACAAGCACCGGATCGGCCGTATCGTCGGTTGTGGTGGTGCCGGTCGCGTCTCCAGTTGCTGGCGTAGATGTGGTCGTTCCGCCAGTTGTGCCACCGGACGGGCCGGTGGCGGTGGCAGATGGTGCTTCGGGTGCTGGCGGAGAACCTGCCCTCTCCCACAGTGTTTCCGCGACGATCGCGACGACGCTCGGGTCGGTGCGGGCTGCCTCGGCCCCCCACGCGGCCACGTCGAGGCTCATGTTGAGGGCTGCCACCAGGTCGATCTCGTAGATCGGTACCGGACCCCACGAGTCTCCGACGTAGCGGACGGTGGCGGACGCGAGCAGCGACCGTGCCGCCGCCGCGTACGGCGTGTCGGCGGGAGTGAGCGCTGTCGTTTTCGCGGACGGGGTGCCGCTAGAAGTCGCGGAACCCGTCTGTGCGGATGCTCCGTCACAGTTGAGCGACGCCTTCTCGTTCTCCAGGAGTGTCTGCACCTGGGAGCGTGCGTCCGCGTCCGAGGTTGCGTACACGTCCACGCTCTCGTTGATCGTGGCGGTCATGTCTACGTCCCAGTCCGGGTTCGGCTGCGCCGCGGACGACCAGTTGTACCCCATGTTGGTGACGGTCGCGTTCGCGACGGCGGCGGCGATGTCGGTGGAACAGGTGATTGCCGCCCCTGCCGTGGATACACCAAAGACGGCTACAGCAGAAGCTGCGACGGCGATGGCGAGAACTGTCTTTTTCATGTCAACCTCCAACCTTTTATATAGCAGGATAGCATGGGGTTGGGGATTGTCAACGGTAGTTACAGGTACGCGCTGAGCGCACGAATGACGATCGGTGCCAGGTCGCCGCGGAACCCGATCGAGGTGGAACCGCCGGAGTTGTCGGACTTCACGTTCAGGTAGTAGGGCGTCTTCGCGGCGAGCGTCAACGGGACAGCCGCGACCGTCTGGGTGATGGTGTTCGGGTTCGAACCGATGTAGGTGCTGAAATCGGTGTTCGACTCGGAGTTGTTCGCGGTGGAGAGCGTCGCGAACACGTCGTCGTTGCTCGCCCCGAAGACAGGGGCACGCCATCCCACACTCCAGCAACCGATCGGAAGCGAAATCGATAGTGCCCCTGAGCCGGGGTTATACCAGGTGCCGTTCACGGCGTTCGTCTGGAGCCGCGACGCTACGTCTTTCAGCGTCTGCGTCCATTTCGCCGGGTCGAGCGGGAACCCGATCGGGCTTTTCGCTTTCGAGAAGTACGGAACCGTGATCGGCGAGTTCGCGAGCGTGTAGTCGGTGCCGCCGTACAGGGTGACCGTCCCCGCGGTGATAGCGGTGATCAGGAAGTAGAGGTTGGTGGCCGACTGGACGAGCCTGAGCCGGTCGCCAGGACCGATGAAGCTTGTGAGGTCGAGGCTGGTGGTCGCCACGAACGTTGGCGCGTCGGCGGACGAGTAGGCGAGCGTCGCCCCCAAAGGCACCCACCCGTCAGAAGGGACGTACACCCCGGTCGAGTCTACGACAAGCTGGTTCGGGGATTTACCTGCGGCCGGGTCAACAACGAGGTCGGCCTCCAGTACTCCGGACGCGACGGAGAGGTCGATGCTGTTCGAGTTGGTTGTGCATCCCATACGTTGTCTCCTTCTAGAGTACGCGCCAGCGCGGGCGCGTCACGCCAGCGTGAATCCCGCATCAGGTGAGGGTGAGGGTGGTGGATTTACCGTCTTGGACGTTCTGGAACTTGACGGTGTCGCCTGAGGTTGTGATCGTGATGTTTCCGATCTGGATAACGTCCCCGAAACTGACGCGTCCAGCGAAACTTGCGCCCCGATTCAGCTTGTCCAGCTGGTCGAGGATGTCGCGCAGCAGCTTCTCGGTCGCCTTGTCGGCGGTCGGGATCTGCCGGTTCACGTCTGGCCTACAGGCTGAAAGTTCGCCACTACCTGTTCGATGCCGCCCACTTGCATTGTCACCTGCAAGCCGCCGAGCCTGAACTGTCCTGACACCGGGATCACGGTCTTGGCGAGGTCGAGGTAGCAGGTAGCTCCTGGCACCAGCACCGAGATCGGGAACGGCGCTGACGGATCGAGTTGCGCGTTTGTGACGGTGACAGCGGCTTTCGTCAGCATCAGCCGTGACGAAGCTGCGGACGCGGCGGTGGTGTTGTCCTGGATCGACGTGTCCTGCACCACCTGCTCCAGAAGGCCGTCCTCCATCGCGAGCGCCGTATCAGGACCTGCCGCCCCGACAACAGTGGAACCCGCCACTCCTGTCCCTGCCCCGGTAACGATAACGCGGTTCGCCTGCACCGATCCGTCCACGGTGACGGTAGGGACGGTGACGAAATGTTCGTCTGTGAACGTCGGAGTGATCGCCCCCGTGGGGACGACGCTGCCGCCGCAGAGCACGTCACGGTTTACACACGTCCAGTCCACTCCGCTGTTGGTGAGCGTCCGGATCTGTTGTCCCGCCATCTGGTACTGCGCCGCAAGGATCTGAGGCTGTCCGAGCACGCCGCACAAGGTTGCGGTCACAAACAATCCGGGGGTGTTGTCGGGAGCCATCGCATCGTCAGACAGCGTCTGAAGGATGGTCGCGAGATCGGTGGGGTTTCCCGTGTAGTCGTGGTCTTGGTGGATCAGACGGTGATCCCACCAGGCCGTCAGATCGCGCGCCGCCGCTCGTAACTGATTCGGCAACTGGTTCGGGTTCCCGACCGGCTGGTAGACCGGCCCAACCCAGACCTGTTCGCCGTCACGGATCAGCGAGATTTCGTCGCGCCAGGAACGTATATCCCCGTCCGGGATGCCGCAGGTGCCGTCCGCTTCCACGGATGCTTGCGAGGTGTCATCGAGGACGCGTGCCCACCCGATCTGCGACCACGGGAACGGCGTCTTCTCTCTTGTACCTCCTCGCGGCTGAATGTACGCCTCGTAGACGCCGCAGCCGAGCGTCTCCACGTTAGCCCTGCCTGTTCTGTGAGGTGACTACAGCGGTCACTGACCCGGCGAAGCAGGAGTAGGGGCCGACGCAGAAGCAGCCGTCCTGGTCACAGTCGCGGATCTCGACCCACTCGACGGGTTCTCCATCCGCCAGGACAAGCAGGTCGAACGCGTCCGAGGTGACACCCGCCTGCGTGATCGTGACGGTGTGCCGCGCCGAGTCCACCGTAACGGTCGAAGACGCCGGAACAGTGTCAACCACAATCGTCGCTCCAGCAGACGCGCTGTTACAGCCGGGGTAGTAGGAGATGAACACGCTGCCCGAGTCGGTCGAACTGTTGTTTGTGAACTCCGCGATCGCGCCTGTGACGCCCTGCGCCGGAGCGGACACGTCGCAGCAGTCGGTGAGGCTTCCGCCTCCGAACAGGAACTCACAGATGTCGTCGCATACCCCGGCCCCGATCGTTGCGGTAAGGCACGGTTCGGGGTCGCGGTAGAGGAACGGGTTACCGGCCGTAAGCGTGAATTCCACCAGGATCGCGTCACGCTGGCCGCCCATATACCCGTCCGTCTGGCCTGTGATCAGGCTTCCCTCGGTTGGCCCCGAGGTGAGCGCCACCTCGTACGATGTCCACTTCCCCAGCGAATCGTCGGAACAGTCACCTGGCGGACAAACCAGACGGACGGTCAGGTTCGTTGTGTCGCAGGTGTCGCACTCGGACGCCTGCAACTGCTGCGTGAGCCACCGTAGCCCGTACTCGGTGCCGGTGTCGTCGGCGGAGATCATGACGCCGTGGAACTTCCACACCCTGGGGTTCCGCTGCTGCGACCCGAACGTTCCGCCGCCCAAACCGGTGTAGCGGTTGACGACGTTCCGGAAGATCGTGGAGTCGTACCCCTCAATGTCCAAAAGGACGAGGCCGAGGAACTTGGCGGATCCGGGTTCGGTCGCGTCGTACCAGGGTGCCGGATCGTGGGCCGGACTGACGAACACGGTGGGGGTGCAGTTCGTGGAGTTGAGCCGGTACAGCACGGAGCAGGGGGACCCGTCGCCCATCACGAAGTGGCCTTGCGACCCGTCCGCGAGCCCGTTCAACAGGTACGCGACCGTGCGCGCCTCGTTCGCGATCTCGACCCCGGCCAGACTGAGATACGGCAGCGGCCCCTGCTGACCGAGAACGGTCATCTAGGCACCGACACGCCGAGCTGCAAGATCGGGTTACTGGAAGTCACATTCACGGTTGTCTGCTGCCCCTGGATCACCTTCGTCTGGGTGGCGAGCGCGTCCACGATCGGGTCGGTGATCTGCTGCTTCACATCGTTCGCGGTGAGCGTCCCGATGTACGGCCCCGACCCCTGGCTGGTCGCACCGGCCGGAGTGGTGGTCGTCACGACCGGACTCGTGTACGGGATCGTGCCGCCACCGATCTTCACTCCCACCTTCGACAGGTCGGTCTGCAACTGGGTGAGAAGCTGGAACACCGGGGCCAAGCCCGCCTGCAACCCGGTGTAGATGTTGCCGCCGATCGCGAACGCCGCACCGTTCGCGTTCAACGCGTAGTTCGGGTCGGTCAGGATCGCGTTCAACGCGTCCATCCCTTGCTGCGCGGACAGGGTGCCGTCCTCCATCCCCTTCTCCAGGATCGCGAGCCGCTGATCCATCTGCGTCTGCAACAGGTCGCGCTGATCCTGGAACGCCGACTGCGCCGCCTGTAACTGGTCCTGGGCGGCCTGGTTCTCCGCGTCGGCGGTCTTCTGCAACGCGGCGATCTGGATGTTGTAGTTGTCCTCCGCGATCGCCTGCGTGTCGGCGAGCGTCTGGCTGCTGTTCTTGCCGGGGTCGGTCACGTCCTTCAACCCGGCGGCAGCGTTCGCGAGCGCGTCCTGTGCCTCCTTGATCGACGCCGGGTCAGGGAGCAGAGCGTTCTTCGCGGCGTCCACCGCCGCCGCAGCCTTGTTGTAGGTGTCCTGCGCGGCGGCGATAGCCGAAGCGTTCCCCGCCTGGTCAGCCGTCAGTTGCGCCTGATCCGCCGCGAGCTGCGCCTGCAACGCCGCCGCGTCATGGGCCGCCTGCAAGTTCTGCAACTGCACTTCGGCGGGAGTGAGGGACCCGGCCGCGCCGCCGAACAGGAACGACCCTTGCGCAGTCTTCACCATCACCTGCATCGACGCGAGCGCCTTCTGGGTTGCCTTCTGGAACGCGCTGTCGAGCGGCGCGACAAGCTGCGAGAACGCGGACGAGAACGCGGACTGCTCCGACGAAATCTTCGTCTTGATCTGCTGGAGCAGCGCCGCGATCTGGTTCTTCAGTTTCGTCACCTGCGACGCGATTTTCGCCTGCCCAGACACGGTCACCACAGTCGCCATCTCGTCCTGGATCTTTTTCATCGCCGCGGTGATCGCCGGGGTCACGTCCTGGCCGAGCTTTGCCGCCTGCGTCTTCAACCCGTCGAATACCTTCGCGTCCGCGATGTGCTGCTTCAACGTCGCTAGATCGCTAGAGAGTTGCGCGGACGCCTTCGAGATCGCCGCGCGAGCGTTCGTTACGTCGGTAGTGGTGACCGCGTGCGCCACCGCGTCGTGGAGCTTTTGGAGGGCCGCTTCCCCAGCAGCGCCTAGTGACGGGCCGAGTTCCTTCGCCTTCGCCTCCAGGCTCTTGAACGAAGTCTGGAGAGATTCCAGCGCGGAGGCGGTCGCGTCCTTGATCTTCGACGCCATCTTCTTCCCGACCGCGTTCCCGGCGAGCGCCTTGTCGATCCCGTCCAGGATGCCTTGCCCCATCGGAACCCCGACCGCTTCGTTCGTGAACTGGAAGTTGCCGGAGCCGTGCAGTATGCCGCCCGCCCACGAGACGGCCCCCTTCAGGCCACTGACGATACCGCCGCCAACATCCTTAGCGAGGCCACCCAGTCCGGACAAGATGCCTTTCACCAGTGTTTCGCCGAGTTGTTCTCCCCACTTCAACGCATCCGCAGCGATCGTGGAGATCCCATCCCCGATCTTGCCCAACCCCTTCATTACAAGGTCAGCGATCCCCTTCAACCCTGCGAGCACACCGTCCAGGATTGCTTTCCCGACTGCTTCCGCGAGCGTGAGCATGATCTTCGTGGAATCCAGAATGATCGTCTCAATCCCCGAGAACACGGTGGAGACGAGGTTTTCCAGGTCTTTCCACGCCTTCGACCAGTGGCCGTGGATCAGGTCGAGCGCGATCCGGATGATGTCGGCGATCACTTTCACGACCGTCTCAATCTCGGTTTTCACCGCGTCGAAGTAGGTTCTCGCGACCGACTCGATTGTTGAGCCCCACCGCTGCCAGATCGCCTCGATCACCTGCACGGTGGTCTGGATAACGGCGGACACCACCTTGATCGCGTCGGACACCACCTGTTTCACGACGCCCCACACCTTGTCGGTGTCAGCGGTGATCGTCGCGCCCCAGCGCGCCCACAAGCCCTCCAGGAACGTGACGGTGTCCCCGACGACGGCTTTGATCCCGGAGAACGCGTCGTTGATCACGTTCCGTACCGCAGGCACCTTCTCGTACAGCACCACGAGGCCCGCGATCAGCGCGCCGATTGCGACCGCGACCGCCCCGATCGGGTTCGCGTCCATCGCCGTGTCCAACCCGACCATCTCCGCGGTCACGCCAGGGATCAGCGTGACCAGGTTCCGGATCACGGTGATGATCGGCGTGAAGATTGACTCGACCACGCCGACCGCTTTGAACGCGAGGAATCCGCCCGCGAGCGCTGCGATAGCGGCCTGCGCCGCCGCGCTGTGCTTCACGAACTCCACGATCGGGGTCGCGATGTCGATCAGTTTCTTCGCGACCGCCGTGATCGGCGGCACCAACTTGACCGCGAGATCCTGCGCGAGAAACTTGACGTAGGTGTCCAACTCCTTGAACTGCATCCCCGCCACTTCCGCGCCGCGCTCATCGATCTTCGGTAGATGCAGTTCGTCGGCGGTCTTCTTCAGCATCGCCATGTTCTGGATCATCGGCAGCATCTGGACGCCCTGCCGACCGAACGCGGTCATCACGAGCGCCAACCCCTGCGCCGGAGTCTTCGCCTTCTCGTAGGCGGCAGCGATCGTCGCCAACTGGTCGGGGAAGTTCTGCGCCTTGAACGCGGTGATGCTGATCCCGTTCTGGGCGAGTGTCCGCGCGAACGCGTTCCCGGTCTGCGCGCTCGTCTGGAGTCCCTTCTCGATCACTTTCAGCAGGTCGCCGTACGAGTGCGCCCCTGTGAGCGCGGCCGGGTCGATGTTGAATTTCTTGACCAGGCCGGACAGTTCTTTCGCGGGCAGGTTCGACTCGGCAATGTGTTTCGCCAGTAGCGCAGCCTGCTCGGGAGCTTTCGAGTTCGCGAACGTGTCGGCGCTGATCCCGAGCTGGTCGAGGGCTTTCGCCTGTGACGCCGACCCGGACGACGCCGACGCCAACTGCTTGTCGAGACGGCCCGCCATCACCGTCAGTTTCTGTGTGGACAATCCGGCCCCGGACGCTTCGATCGCGAACCGTTGCGCCTGCTGCGCCGACAGGCCCATCACCGTCTGGAGCTTCATCATCTGCTCCGCCGTGTCCGCCGCGCTGGACGCGAGATGGCCGAGCACGGTGCCGCCGATCGCGGCGATCAGGCCGCCACCGAAGATTTTCCCCATGCCGCCCGACATGAAGCCGCTCCCCATCTTGTCGGACGCCGCTTTCCCCGCCGCCGCCGACTCCTCAGCCGCGGCAGCCGCCGCCGCCGGGATCGCCTCCAGTTCCGACACGGATTTCTCCACCCCGGACGCGACTCCGGCCGCGAGCCCGTCCCCGATCTTCGCGCCCGCTTCCGCCCCGAACATCGACAACTGCCCCTCGGTCGGCGCGAACCCCGCCGCGCCCTCCCGCAAGCCCGCCTGCACGCCGGTAGCGATCTGGTCCCCGGCCTGTGTCGCCCCTGCTTCGACGGTCGCCTGGAAGTCGCTCAGGTCCGGATAGATGCGGACGAACGCCGCCGCTATCTGCCCCGATTCGCCCGCCATCAGCTAACCCTCAACCTAAGAGTGAGTCTCACGCGGGAGTGAATCGGACTACGGTGCAACGGGTGCTCCGGGGGGTGCGCCCATCAGCGCCATCAGCGAGTCGGTGCCGACACTCTTCGCGGCGTGCCTCCGGTTCGGCTGGCCGAGCATCCCCGTCGCAGGCTGCATCGACAACGTCATGTCGAGCTTCCGCTTCGCGTCCTGGCCCTCCTTTGTGTGGTGGGCGTTCTCGGTCAACGCGACGTAGGCGACGTTCACGAACTGGCGGAGCGTCAAGTCGTCTATCCCTTCCCGCCCGGCAAGGATCAGGCGTCCTTCGAGGCTGTTGCGGTTCGTCCACGCCCATTGGTGGAGGGCGAGGACGGCTGAGTAGGGGTTCGGTTCGCCACCTGCACGATCAGCCACTGCACCAGCTCCTGCATGTCTTCCAGCGTGATCGGATCGACTTTGCGGGTGCGAAGCTCACGCCAGCGCGTGTGCGCGTCGTCGCCGTCCTCGATCAGGTCCTCGATGATCCCGTCGATGATCTCCACGCTCTCGTGCAGCGGTGTGCCGCGATCGACAGGCTCGCCGTCCGCGTCGAGGACGTAGCTGCCGTCCGGGTTGCGTTTCCCCGGCCGGATCGTCGTCAATACCGTGAGCGCTTCCGGGCGCGCGACCGGCGACCACACGAACGTCTCGCCGCCGATCCGGAACGTCCGCTTCGCCCTATCCCTGGCGTCGCGGGTAGCGCGCTGCTTGCGCGCCACATCGAAGTCCATCGCCAATCCGGGTACTGCTGCCATCGTGTCTGCTCCTTACTTCGGTTCGGCATTTAGGTCGTACGAGCACTCTCTAGACTGGGCCGTAGGAAGGGCCTCGGAGGCGCGTAGCCCACGACACGCCCGCCTCTGACGACGTTGTGCCCCAACTCCACGAACGGCGCATATACCACCGCTGTTCCTATATCGACGGAGGGCATTTGTCCTGCACTCGCCGGGTTTTGATGCCACGTAATCGAGCCGCGCAACCGTCCTGTCCGCACTCTCGGGCCTGGCCGTTCGGTCGCGTTCTGTTTCGCCGCGGCCTCCACCCGGATCGCGCGCATCGTCAGATCCTGCATCACCGGCCCGTTCAGCAACTCCGTGAACGCGGCGCTGTTCCACTCGAACTTCACGGCGACACCTCGTAGCCGCGAAGGTATTCCGCTGCCCGCTCTAGGAGTTCAGGGGAATCTTGTAGACCACCGATTCCAGCGTTGCAGAGGCGGCAGAGTAGCCCACGGACAACCCCCGTCTCGTGATCGTGGTCGATACCAAGAGACGAAACTGTCCCCCTCGTAACGAATGTCTCCGGCCTCTGACAGATGGCGCAAACCCCTCCTTGTGCTGCCAGCATTTGCTCGTAATCGTCCAGAGAAAGCCCATACTTCTTAGCTTTCGCCTTCCTCTGCGCCACGCCATGATCTCGTTTCGATTCGCACTCCTTACATGGCCCACGCAGATACCCACCATCAACGGTGAACTCAGAACGCGGCTTGACCTTCCTGCACTTGGAGCACGGCTTCGTCTCCTCGTCTCCCACGAGATGCGTGCTCACCTTCAAGTGCTCGGGATTGACGCAGAGCACGTTCCCGCACGCTGACTTCACCCATTTGGTCGGTAGAGGACCAATGAATGTCTCGTAGGCAAATCTCTTAGCCGGGATAAAGGTACGCTCACACCAAATCTTCGGGCGGCCTCCATTGTCTAGGGCGGCTGCCCAAATCCAGCATTCACCTTCATGCGAGATCGAATCCAGGAAACGATTCGTCGCCGCCTTACGCAACCTGCCGCCATCAGGCTCGGAACGCATCACCTTCCGATAATGAGAGTGACACAATCCTCTAGCCACAACCGGCTTACCACATTCACAGGTTCTGATGGTCGTCTCTGTCATGAGGGGTACGACGGCATCTCGACTCGAAATTGAAGTTGCCAGCCGCCAGTGCCACCGGACGTGTTCACCGCGACGGCAGGGTCGAAGAACATGACGCGCGTCTTGTCGGGCGGGAACAGCAGCCCGGCCCGTTTCAGGGCTGCGAGATGGTTCCAGATCGCCCACAGGTCGGAGTCGATCACCTGCGCTGCATCCGAGATGGTTTGCGGTGACGGGGTTTTCGGGCCGACGTTGCCGATCACGGGGACGCAGCGGAGCACGGTGACCGTGAACGCGACCAGCCGCACCGCCCGGTTTGCGCCTTCGCGGACGCCGGGCTGGAGCGGCGGCTGCAACGGGGCCGTGTCTCCGAGCACCGCGCTCCCGACGTGGACGGTGAGTTGTGGGCAGCCGTCCCAGGGCGGTAGTCCCGGCGAGACGTACTGGCGGACGATGTGTCCGCCCTTCGTGGTGCCCGCGTCCGGGACGGTGTCGCACGCATCCGACGCGGCCGTCAGGAGGTCCTGCGCGGCGACGTACAGGTCGGTCGGGCTGGTGCCGACAAGCACCGACACCTAAACCGCCCCCGCTAGTCGGGGTCTGCCGCGCTCCTGAAGGACGCGTCCGCGACGTACCGGCTTCGGCTGCCGCGTCTGCCGCACCGCGTGCGGAGCCAGCGACGGCAGCGTCATCACCGGCCGATTCACCCTCGACGCGAACCCCAGCCTGCCCCGGACGGCGGTGTTGCGGCAGCGGTGCGCGTCCCTCGCCACACGGGCCGCGTTCAGGCCGTGCCCGCGCTGTGCGGCGCAGAACCACGCGCCGAGGTAGACGGTGGCGGCGGGGCCGGTGACGGGTTCCTGCATCACTCGGTATTCAACCACCAGCAGGGGGCGCGAGACGCCGCGAAGCATCGGAGTCCGTTTCACTCCCGCGTGATGGACTAGCTATACGAGACGTGGTAGGGTGCGTTTGTGCTTCTCGCCGACATCGTTGACCCGGAACTGCTCGCCGCACGGATCGAGGCTGGCTACGTGCGCGAGCAACGACATCCGTCGCTTCCGCTCGCGATTCTCAACTACACCGCCGCGTGCCAGTCCGACCGCGCCTGGGACGACGTGACCCGGACGTGCCGCGGCCTGATCTACAGCGTGGAGTCCGGCGAGGTGGTGGCGCGGCCGTTTCCGAAGTTCCACAACTACGGCGAGCACGACGAGGGCAGCTTGGATATGGAGGCTCCCGTCCGCGTGTTCAACAAGGCGGACGGCTCGCTCGGGATCCTCTACCCGGCTGGTGACGGCTGGGCGGTCGCGACGCGCGGATCGTTCATGTCCGAGCAGGCGTTGCACGCCACACAGGTTCTCCGTGCCCGCTACGGCAACTTCATGCCGGATCCGGCGTTGACGTACTTGTTCGAGATCGTGTACGCAGCCAACCGGATCGTGGTGGACTACGGCGACACCGACGACCTGATCCTGCTCGACATTCTCGTCACCGAGACAGGGTTCCCGGCTCTCGACTACGCCTGGAGTGATTGCGCGATGCCGTGGATTGAGGAGATCGACGCGGCCACGCTCGCGGACGCTCTCCGGTTGCCGCCACGCCCGAACGCGGAAGGCGTCGTGGTCGTCTACCAGGGGACATGGGAGCGTGTGAAGATCAAGCAGGACGACTATGTGGCGTTGCACCGGATCTTGACGGGGACGAACGCCCGGAACGTGTGGGAGGTCGCGGCGGTGCAGGCGTGCGCGATCCTGATCGCGGAGCCGAAGCATTGGGGTTCCTATCTCGGCATCGACCCGGCCCGCGCCGACGAGGTGTTGGCACTCGGTGGCGACTGGCTGGAGAACGTCCCGGACGAGTTCCACGGCTGGGTGCGCGACGTGACCGACACCGCGCGCGGACAGGTGAACGAGTCGTTCTCGGAGATGACTGGGCTCGCCGTTCTCGCGGCTGACCATTCAGGACGGGAACGGTTCGAGTATGTGTCCGAGCACGCGGGCGCGTTCCAACGAGAAGTGATGCGTCTCGCCGCCGCCGTCACGGATGGCGAGCGGGAGCGTGCGCTGGCCGAGTTACGGCTGCGGGCGTGGCGTGCCGCGTGCCCTGCACCTACCGCCCCCTTCGCTCGCTCAGAGGATGTCGCGTGACGGAACTGGTCATCTGTCGTGGCTTACCTGCGTGCGGGAAGACGACGCGCGCGAAGGCGTGGGTTGCCGAGGATCCGGTGTCGCGCGCTCGGGTGAACCGGGACGAGTTGCGCGGCATGTGCCATGACGGGGTGTGGCTCGGCCACGACACCGAGCGGCAGATCCAGTCGGTCCGGGACGCCGCTATCGCGGCACTGTTGAAGCGTGGCGTGTCGGTGGTGTGCGACGACACGAATCTGCCGCAACGAGTCGCCCGCGACATCGCCCGCATCGGCCGTCTCGCAGGGGCGGACGTGACGGTGTGTGGGACATGACCGACGTGACAGTGGAAACGTGTCTGGCGCGTGACCGTGCCCGCGAGAAGCCTGTCGGTGACGACGTGATCCTGGGGATGGCGCAACGGTTCCTCGGGAACGCCCACTACCCGCTCCCGCTCCCCGACGAGGTCGCCGACGAGGCGAGTCTCGACGTTTATGTCGCCAAGGCTGGGACGCCGATCGCGGTGATGATCGACATCGACGGCACCTGCGCGCTCATGGGCACCCGGTCGCCGTTCGATGAGACACGCGTCCATGAGGACGCCCCGAACAGGCCTGTCCTCCGCTGCGTCCAAGCGTTGATCGCGGATGGCTTCCACCCGATCTTCTGCTCCGGCCGCACCGAAGCATGTAGGGAAGTGACCGCACGCTGGCTCGAAACCCATCTACCCGTTCTGGAGATGGTCGAGTACAGCCTGCACATGCGCGCCGAGGGGGACATGCGGAAGGATGCGGTCGTGAAGCGGGAACTGTTCGACGCGCACATCCGTGACGGCTACGACGTGCGGTTCGTGCTGGACGATCGCGACCAGGTGGTCGAGATGTGGCGCTCGCTCGGGCTGCCCGTGTTTCAGGTCGCGCCTGGCGACTTCTAGACGCCC